ATGCTGAATCTCAAACTGAGGATTTTGGATCTGCTGACGAAGATGGTGGAGATGATACCGACACTCAACAGCAGATGGATACAGATCAAAACAACGGATCTGATGCTGATGCTGATCAACATCCGAGTGGACACCGTCAAGACAGTGATGGCGACAAAACTGAGGATAACCAGAAGCAGTTAGGTGGTGAGGAAGGCAATCGTGAACTTGCTGATTCTCCACTAACCAACAAAAAGTCTCACCGTGTTGAGACTGATGAAGCTCTTCGTCGTAACGAAAGCAAGCTACTTGATACCGATGAAGTAGGATCACAGCCAAAGATCGTAAATGGTTTTCGTAAGGAACAGATCAACGATATGCTTGTATCCTACAAGGAAGTAATGGCTTCTCGTCAAAAGGTTATGGAGGCAAACCCTGGTGGTTACAAATACGACGTCTCTGAACACGCATCGGACTTCGCTGAGTTTATGGCTGAAACTAAAAAGGTAACATCAGTCATGGCTAAAGAGTTTGAGATGCGTAAAGCCGCATATCAATACAGCCGCGCTCAGACTGCACGCTCTGGTTCGTTGGACGTAAACAAGCTACACAGCTACAAGTACAACGACGATATCTTTAGCCGCGTTACAAAACTTGCTGATGCAAAGTCACACGGTATGATTATGCTAGTTGACTACTCAGGCTCAATGCATGGGATCATGGGATCAGTCATCAAGCAAATACTTAACTTATCAACGTTCTGTAAGAAAGTCAATATACCGTTTGAGGTTTATGGCTTTACTAACGGCAGATGGGAAAACGCTAAAGCAACCCTACTTCCTGGTGATATTGACCACCGTGATGTTCGTATCTTTAACCTTTTATCTTCGTCTATGACTAAGACTGATTACGACACTGCGTTCTTTCAAATGTTTATGCAGACTTGTGGTTACGGTATGCCATACGGTAACTTCTGCGGTGAGTATGACCAACTTGGTGGTACTCCGCTAAACGAATCACTGATCGCAATGCCGCATATCGTACAACAGTTCAAGAGCCGCCATCCAGTGCAACGCGTCATTAACGTGATAATCACTGACGGTGATGCTCAGTACATGTACACAAAGGAAGATGCATCAACCGTTCATACTCGTGGTACAGCTGTTTCTATAAATAACAAAATAGTTAAAGCGTTTAGCAACCATGACCTTACTGTGAAACTGACTGATAACCTTCGTTCATTGGGTTGTACTAATGTTGGGTTCTTCCTAGCAGAACGTCGTTATGACTCAAACCGAGCAATCAGTAGAGCAACAGGATCTTGGGATCAAGAGTCATTCCGTAACGCAAACAAAATGCTAAACAAGAATAAGTTTGCCTCATACGATGACACACTTGGTTATGATCGTTTCTTCGTAGTGAAAGCGGATCGTCGCACACTTGATACTGATACTGAAGATTTTGCAATTCGTGAGAACGCAACCAAAGGTGAGATCACTCGAGCCTTTAAGAAGTTCGCTAACAGTAAGAAAGGAAACCGCGTGCTCGCAGCTCAATTTGCTCAAATGGTGGCATGAGAAAAGACAAAGGAATTGAGATCACTAAGGACGGACCTATAGATAAAGTCCTTAGTGGTCCACAGTTGATGTACCACAGACATACAGGATTTAGCCAATTTTTTCGTATGAAAGATTACAACGACAGAGTAGATCAATGGTGGAAAGATAAGAAAAAAAGTGAAAAAAGTGAAAAAAAATAGCATTTGGCTATTTACATTGGTAGAAGACTATGGTATAATAGTACTATCAAATGGAAGGAGACTATATTATGACTACATTAACTCTTGCACAGGACACTATCGTCAGATCTTTGGCGTCATCCGACAAGACAGAATTTACACCAGCCGAGCTTATGGCTACGGCGTCTAACCTTGGCTTTCCTAAGTCAGAAGGTTACAAACTCGCTCACGCAATGCCTAAGGTTCGTCGTGGCGTATATAATCTCGAAGCGGTTATACTACCGTTCAGGGATGAACAACATAAGGAAAATGTTTCAGTGGCATCGTCAGTACAATCAGTTTTGAACGATGAGGTATATGTACCTTCACTTGATACCACTTACGTAAAGTGGGGTCACTACAAGGACGTTGAGTCAATCGTTAAGTCTGGTATCTTTTATCCAGTATATGTCGCTGGTCTGTCAGGCAACGGTAAGACTATGATGGTTGAGCAGGCTTGTGCCAAAACCAATCGTCAATACGTTCGTGTACAAATTACTCCTGAGACCGATGAGGACGATCTTATCGGTGGTTTCCGTTTAGTTAACGGTGAGACTGTTTTCTCAGAAGGTCCAGTCATCAAGGCAATGAAGCAAGGCGCAATCCTTCTCATTGACGAGATTGACCGTGGATCAAACAAGATCATGTGTCTACAAGGTGTTCTTGAAGGCAAGCCTGTTATGATCAAAAAGACAGGTCAAGTCGTTAGTCCCTCAAAAGGATTTAACGTTATTGCAACAGCAAACACTAAAGGTAAGGGTTCTGATGATGGTCGTTTCGTAGCAGCAACGATTATCGATGAAGCTTTCCTTGAGCGTTTCACGATCACAATGGAACAACCGTATCCAACACTTGCGACTGAAAAGCGTATCATTATCAATCACATGAAAAAGTTTGATTGTATTGACGAGGATTTCGCAGTACTACTGTCGCAGTGGTCTGAAACTATTCGTAAGACATATGATGATGACGGTATCGATGAATTGATCTCGACTCGTCGTTTGTGTCACATCGTCCAAACCTTCTCGATCTTTAATGATCGTATGAAGTCAATCGGACTTTGTGTAAACCGTTTTGACCAAGATACTAAGGAAGCATTCCTTGATCTGTATAGCAAGGTCGATGTAACGGTCACTGACGGTTCAGAAACAACAACTTCTGAAACCGATGTTCAACTTGATGATATTTTAGAGGATGCATTGAATGGTTAAATATAAGTTCAACGAAGGAGCTCTGATCGCAGAGCTCCAGTCGTACATTGACGGTACTTATGATGGGCACTACTCCAAGAATAAGTTCCAATCTACAGAGTTCATTATTGACTGCGGTCATGGTGAAGGATTTGCTTTAGGCAACTGCTTAAAGTACGTTCAGCGTTATGGTAAAAAGGACGGTAAGAACCGAAAGGATCTTATGAAGGTTCTGCATTACGCTCTTATTGCGCTCCATGTTCATGATGAGGAACAGGAAACTGATTCCCCTTCAGACAGCATGGACTTTGGCGCTAACCTATCTTATGGTATAGGAACTTCTTATACTGCTGAAAATTATACTGATGAGGCTATTTACAATTCGCCTAAAGTAGTGTATAATGGTAGTATCGATAGCATTACTCCACAGCAGTGGAACACAATGAATCAAAAACATCTTAACGAAACCAAGGAAACTAAATGATGAATCTTTCAAGTGAAACGACCGCAGTTCTTAAGAACTTTGCAAACATTAACTCTAACATCGTGTTCAAAACAGGTAGCACGATTAAAACTATGGCCGAGGCTAAGAACATTCTTGCCAAGGCATCGGTATCCGAAGTATTCCCAGATCGTGAGTTTGGTATTTACGATCTGAACGAGTTCCTCGGTGTGACGAGCATGTTCGAAAATCCAGAATTGAAGTTCAATGAGGAAATGACTTCCGTATCTATTGCGGAAGGCAAGCGCTCTGTAAAATACTTCTTCTCGGATCCGTCCATTCTCACTTCTCCTTCCAAGGACATCGTCATGCCGTCCACCGAGGTCACCTTCACGTTAAGCAACGACGACCTTTCCGCATTGCGTAAAGCAGCATCAACTCTTGGTGTTAGTGATGTGGTTGTTACTGGAGCTGAAGGTGCATCTGACGCTAAGATCATGGTCACTGATGTAAATGATTCGACCGCTAACTCCTTTGAGCTAGAACTGTCGAACGTTACACGACCATCCGATCAATTTAATTTCGTATTCAATATTGGTAACTTCAAACTTATCTCTGGCGATTACGATGTTGCAATCTCAAGCAAGTTAATCTCGCATTTCAAGAGTCAGGCAGCTGACGTGGAATATTGGATTGCGCTTGAGAAATCATCTACCTTTGGTGGATAAATAAACTACTCTAGTCGACTAAACTTTTATAGGAGTAAATTATGTCTGAAGAGCAAGCAGCAGATACTGCAGTAGAACAGGAGGCGGCTGCGGAAGCACCACCTTCACTGGGTATCCAAGACTTGGCCGCTATGGTACAAGTGATCGACGTATGTTCCAAACGTGGGGCCTTTGAGGGTCCAGAATTGGAATCAGTGGGTGTCCTTCGTGGACGCTTGGTTAAATTCGTTGAGGCGAATAAACCACCTGCCCCAGAAGGTGAAGCAGAAGGCGAGCAACCTGCCGCTGAAGCTGCACCAACTGAAGAAGAACAGGGACGAATGCCAAAAGATGTTGGCTAAATCCTTGGGGGAGACTTCGGTCTCCCTCTTCATCTCTGCCCTTAGCTCAACTGGATAGAGCATCAGCCTTCTAAGCTGAGGGTTGCAGGTTCGAGTCCTGCAGGGCAGGCCACCTTATTTTATTATGGAGTATGTGAATGTCTACTGACTTTCTATGGGTCGAAAAGTATCGCCCCAAAACTATATCTGATTGTATTCTTCCAACTGATCTTAAAGAAGTATTCGGTAAGATCGTTGAGAAAAACGAATTACCTAATATGTTATTCTCTGGTTCAGCTGGCGTCGGTAAGACGACGGTCGCTAAGGCATTGTGCCACGAACTAGAACTTGACTACATTTTAATTAACGGATCCGAGGAGGGTAACATTGATACTCTTCGCGGTAAGATCAAACAGTTTGCCTCTACGGTCTCACTTCAAGGTGGCTATAAGGTAGTCATACTTGACGAGGCTGATTATCTTAATCCGCAATCAACACAACCTGCTCTTCGTGCATTCATCGAGGAGTTCTCAAACAACTGCCGATTCATTCTGACTTGTAACTTCAAGAACCGAATTATTGAGCCGTTGCATTCTCGTTGTTCAGTATACGAGTTTGGTATTCCTAACGATCAAAAGCCACAGCTTGCGGCTAACTTCTTTGCACGAATGACTGACATTCTTGGTAAGGAAGGTGTACCGTTTGAGCAAAAGGCAGTAGCCGCTCTCGTTGAACGGTACTTTCCTGATTGGCGTCGTGTGATCAATGAGTGTCAACGATACTCAGTCGCAGGTCGTATTGATGCTGGTGTACTTGTTAATCTGTCAGAGGATAACATCAATGCACTTATGGGATCTCTTAAGGATAAGAACTTCAAGGGTATGCGCAAGTGGGTCGTTGACAATATGGATACGGAACCGCAAGCAATCTTTCGTAAGATCTATGACAACATGAGTAAGTATCTGCAGCCGCAGTCCATTCCTCAAGTTGTTCTCATTCTTGCTGACTATCAGTATAAGAATGCATTCGTAGCGGATCATGAACTCAATGTTGTAGCTTGTATGACAGAGATCATGGCCTCAGCGGAGTGGGTATGATAGAATACCGAATCTGGGAAAAGGTTGTAGCTAGAGCGCTAGACTACTATATCGGCCGCAATGACGAGGACGAACCAAAGGTACCTGTGTTGACTATGGAACACGCAAGGTTAGGTTTGTATCTTCGTATGTTGTTGCAATTCGTTAATTGGATCACCTGCTTCTTTATTATAGCGGGTGTCGTGAGGCATTGGTAATGAACCCTTTTGAATTCTTAAACGCAATCAACTACAGCAAAAAGGATCTGATGGTCGATGATCTGTCTGAAAAGGCGTACAACCCTTTTATGGCTAATCGTGGTCTATCATACTTTAATGATACCGTCCTTCTTGCTAATGAAATGAACAGGTATCACCACCTAGACTCAAAGCTTCAATTTGACTTTTTGATAAATACAATTAGAAAGCGCAAAAGGTTTTCCAAATGGCTCAAGCCTGAGGAATCTGCTGCGGTTGAAGCGGTCAAAGAATATTATGGCTATAACGATGAAAAGGCACGCCAAGCCTTGACCCTTCTGAGTAATGAACAGATTAACGAATTGAGATTGAGGGTCTATAAAGGTGGAAGAACATAATAATAATGTGGCCGTAGAGTGGACTCCAGCCATGATGCTGGAGATAATTCTTAACGAGCCCGATGACTTCTTGAAGGTGAGAGAAACGCTAACTCGTATCGGGGTAGCCTCCCGCAAAGAAAACAAATTATACCAATCATGCCATATTCTACATAAACAGGGGCGGTACTTTATCGTTCACTTTAAGGAACTGTTTCTCCTTGACGGTAAACCATCCAACCTAGTAGATAATGACATACAGCGTCGTAACACTATTGTGACACTGCTTAGCGACTGGGGTCTTATTACTCCGGTTAACGCGCAGGAAGCAAAGGACACGGCTCCGTTACGACAGATTAAGATCATATCCTTTAAGGATAAGGATCAATGGGAGCTATGTCCAAAATATAACATCGGAAACAAATAACGTCGATGTATAAATAACATTGGAGTGCGGGATAGGCCCGGCTCTATTATTAATCTTGCTTTATTAAAGGAGATAACTATGACAGGCGTAAAGCAACTTTTCCCACGTGCATCTTTTGTTGGTTTCGACCATCTTTTCGACGAATTGGATCGAGTAGCTCGGCATGCAAATGACCACTACCCACCGCATAATATCGTTAAGGTAGACGATCAAGAATACCTTATTGAACTAGCGGTCGCTGGATTCAATGAAGAAGAACTTGAAATCGAAGTTAAGGATCGCACTCTCACCGTCTCAGGTGAACATATAAGTAAGGGTCGCGAGTACATTCATCGTGGTATTTCTACGAAGAAGTTCAAACGCACCTTTAGGCTGTCCGAGTACGTTCAAGTACATGGAGCGGATCTTGTGGATGGAATCCTAGCAGTTCAATTGAAGGTAGTAATTCCAGAAGAAATGCGTCCCCGTAAAGTAAAAATCAGTAACGGGGGAAACACACGTGACACAAGCAGTACTGGTAGCTCACAGCTACTTAACGAAAGCGATTGAGGTAGTAATTGAATCAATCGTTGGATTCTTCAAAAGCGTTGGTAAAGCAATCATTTTAGCGAGACAAGCAGAAGCTAATCGCAGAGTAGCGCATTATCTTCGATGTGAATATCCTAAGAAAACATACGAAGAGATCGTAATGATGCTTAACCAGCAAACCATTGATAGGATCTACAAATGAGGTATGTATTCAAGACATTGTCAGGCATTTGGAACTCGGTAAGACCGAAGACTGAAGTCGAAAGAATAGAAGAATACCTATCTAAATCAACTGACCTAGTCGACCTTGAGCGTCGGCAAAAGCAGTTGAAATGGTCTACCAATCCTAATCTTAGGGGTTGGGTCTAAAGGGTCGTTACTTAATAAACGCGTGAGGGGTCATGGTTAACCCCTCTTCATTGTCACAAAGAAAGGAACATGACAAATGAAAGCAGTACTTTTCGCGGTAGCAGCACTAACAGCAACATCTACCGCCGCGGCAGATCTAGGAATGGGTCTTGCCCTTAACACTGAAGTCAAAGCATATCACAAAGTGGATGCTGAGACCAATCACTTGACGGTGGAACCAGAGTTGCGCTGGACATCAGCAGCAGGGCCGCTATCAGTATATGGCGAAATGCCAATCACTATGTACGAAACCAACCACACGAGTGGTGATGATTGGAACGTAGTAAATATTCTTGATGATGGGAACTACCCGCTTCTAGAACTCGGCGCAGAATACGACATCAATGGTAACACCATGGCGTATGCCGAAACAACTTACGACTTCAACGCAGAAGATCGCGGAGAGATCGAAGTAGGAGTAGCTTGGACTTTTTAGTCCTTGCTATATAACACATGCATACCGACATAGACATAGAATGGTATCGCTACACACACGAAAAAGGAAAGAAAATTATGTCAAACCCCTATCAAATCCGTTATGATGTTTTGCAGATGGCTAAAGAATTATTGGATCGTCAATACGAAACCAATATGCAAATGGCCTATCACGCAATGGATCTTGCCAAAGAAAATAATGAAGCCGCTCTTGATGCATGGTCTAAGTACGTTCCAAAAATGTACACGCCCGATGAAATCAAAGAACAGGCCGACAAGCTCTATTCTTTTGTGACTGATAAGAAAGAATCTTAAAACCAACTGGGCCTCGCTCTCTGCGGGGCCCTTTCCTTTACTATGGAGACAAATATGTCAAATATTAAAATCGTGAGAATCGCAACTGGTGAAGAGTTAATTTGTGATGTTAAAGAACAGGACGGCGGGTATAACCTTACTGATGTAGCTATCCTGATTCCTACAGAAGCCAACCAACTCGGATTGGCACCATTCATGGCGTATTCAGACGCTAGCGGTGGATTCAATATCAACCCATCTTTCATCATGTTCATGGTGGATCCAGTCGAACAGTTAAAGAACCAATATCAGCAGATGTTCGGCAAAGTAATGACTCCGGATAAGAAAATAATTCTATAAAATGGTTTACATCCTAGCGGAACTATGGTATAATAGTATCTAAATTATGGAGGTAAACTGTGAATTTTTATACAAGCGTCAATCGCTATGGCAACAATCTGCTCTATGCAGGTTACGAAAACGGTGAGCGAGTCCTTCGCAAGATTCCGTTTTCGCCGACTTTATATGTAAGATCAAATAAGGACACTGGGTACTCGTCAATCGATGGTACCCGCGTTGAGCCACGTGTGCTCGACACTATGCGTGATGCCAAGGATTTTATCGCGACGTACAAAGACGTCGATAACTTTAAGATCTATGGTACAACCAATTACATCAGCCAATTCATTTACGACAAGTTCCCAGGTGAGATCAAGTTTGATCGTGATAAGATCAATGTAACAACGATCGACATCGAGGTTGCTTCCGACGATGGATTCCCTCTTCCTGAAGAAGCGGCTCACCCAGTCATTTCTATCACTGTTAAAAACAACATCGACAATACGTATTACGTCTGGGGTCTGTATGACTACGATGCATCCGCTTCGTATATGCAGGACCACAGAGTCATATACAAAAAGTGTGACGATGAGATCAAACTACTTCTGGCCTTTCTTGACCACTGGAGTAGTTCGTCTCATTGTCCCGATGTCGTTACGGGTTGGAATACTCGTCTATTCGATATTCCTTATCTTGTCAATCGTATCGCTCGTATCATGGGTGATGACATGGTCAAAAAGCTATCGCCTTGGGGTGTAGTTCAGTACCGTAAGATTGCGGTCAAGGGTAAGGAACTCGATACATACGAAATGTATGGTATCTCTCAACTTGACTACTATGACCTGTTTCAAAAGTTTGGTTATTCGTATGGCGCACAGGAATCATACAAGCTTGACCATATCGCT